ATCTCTAGAAAACACGCTTTTGAAATTTTCTTTCCAAAGATCAGAATATTCGCTATCCTGATATAATCTAAAAACAGGTGAACCTAAAGTATGATGAATGTTAGATGGAAGTTCATCTTTTTCTAATCCGTAATAATCTCGATCCATTGGTTCGTCTACTAGATAATTCCATTTTAAAGGAAGTTCTCCAATATCATTATCATCGAACCCTTGAAATCTATGAAGATATGCCGGATCTTTTGTATCAGCTAATTTAAAGGTCATCTGTTTGCTTTTATCATGAAGACAATTCCACAGTGTAACAGAAGACCAGTTCTTTCTAGGATAATTCTCTTGGGGAGTACCATGCATCTTATAACGAGATGCAGAAGAATAATCGTGTTTACAAACAGAAACTGGTTTGGACAAGTCCGCCACTTTTAATAAATTCCAAACAGATTCAGTAAACATCATATCACAATCTAAAAATAAAGAATATCTTTCTAATAAACCTTTATATTTATTTTCTATACTTTCAGGATATTGCATATGTAATCTTGTGATAGGAACACAAAGAAATCTAGTCATAGAAAATTCTGTAGATCCTCTTTTATCTAATTTTCTTGATGTATATTCATTGGCATAAAGTTGATTGTAGATCAAAGGAATAATTACAAAATCTTTTCTATGATTACTATATTTTCTAATTGTATGCGCTAGTATTTTAGCGCAGAAATCTTCTTTAGAATCATATCCTATGAATATGGTTAAAGTAGTGCTTCCTGCTTTTTCTAGTGGATCAAAAAGAAATGTCATCTGTTAACATCTTCTCAAACATTGAATAAGACAAACCATGCATATTATTGGATTGACATCTGTAAAACTCATATTGTTTATCAAAAACAAATATAAAGTCTACAAGATGATTATGCGACATAAACCAATCTAGATATCTAATTCTATTTGGATTATCCGCCGCTCTTGTTCTTGTTTCAGCCTTTCCTTTAAACATATTGCTGATAGATTGAGTCTCGTCGTTTTTAATTAAAGAGTCGAATCCTAATATATATAACACCGAACAACCTGTTCTTATAGCACATTTCATAGCAAACATACCAGTATTAGAACGAGGACGAGGACCAGCGTGTCCATGATAAAACATAGACTCTACATGGTCCTCAATATCTTCTGGATAAATTATAGGGGACTGGTCTTCTTTTTCTAACTGGTCTCTCCTATACTCTTCAATGGTAACATGATAATCTACTTTATTAGGATCGTCAAATCCTTTGTAAGCAACGCCACACGAGTAGATTAAAAGATTTTCTTTATTAACAAGATTATTTAAATTGAAATTTTGTCTTGTAGTACCATTACCTATAATAACAGCCGATTTACGATTTATGAATGGTATGTTCTGGATCATCTTCACCTTCATTTAAATTAAATTTATTTTTTAAAGATTCTTGACGTTCTTCTCTCATTTTTCGAAATTTTCTTACTCGTCGTGGATTATCATAATCATCGTAATCATCATCCCACTTGTTACGGCGAGCCCGAAAAGTCTTAGACATAACTATTACCAATCCTTTGCTTCTGTGAAAGTTTTCTTAATAAGCGCCTTAGTGATTCCTTTATAAGGACTCTTTTTATTTTTGATGGACAACATCATTAGAGCATCGTCTGGATCCATAGATTCCAGAAATTCGATAAACATCGTTTCCCGTTTAATCGGTTTGATGTTTTCATACTGACCTTTAATAAAATACTTTATTCTACGAAAATCGTGATATAGGTAATTTTGTAAATCAGACTCTTTTGGTTGTGGTTTGTATGGTGGATCACCCTCTGGGAGATCAAATAATACTTTCGGATCAAACATTAGTCTGAACATAAGTATCAATGGTATACAGGTCTTTGACGATTCTTGTAAATACGCAATTTTCTCATTTTCTGTCTTTAACTTAGACGCCTTTTCAATAATTTCAGCAATACCATCTTTCATTTAAAACTCCTGAATATCAGACATTAGATTTTTCAACCTCTTCTTAATAAAATAGTTCAACAACTTTGATTTATCCTTTTTTTCATAGTTCTTATATGTATCTATAACTTGTGTACGGATTGTTTCTGGTATACGAGATAGATCAATCAACTGAATGTTTCTCATATAGTTTCGATGTACTTCACCATCAAAAGGAGTGATACCACGATTCATATCATCAATCATTGCAGCAACCTTTTTCTTTGTTAATGGACGCTGTCTAGCACCAACGACGAAAACATCATCACGAGAAAGAATATTAGGTACTCCGTCGCCGGCATCGCCCCTGATAACATGTTCGTAAAGGTAAGCCATAGGATCTTCAACTCTAATAAACTTCTTCGTAATAGGGGAATACTGTTCAACATTCTTATACCTTTGCAATTGTGAAAAGTCTTTATCGCCAGAGACAATCATGATCTTTTCACCATTACCACCAAATCGTTCGACCATTGTAGCAATGATGTCATCAGCCTCGGCAGATTCGATTTGAATTACGACATATGGAAAATTATCTCGAATCTCTTCTTTGATTGAATTCAGCGTATCAAAGATAAGATTCCAGTCGAGTGGTGATTCTTCTCGACTCTTCTTACGATTTGCCTTATAGTAAGGAAAGATTTGACGACGCCAATAGTTCTTGTCATCGCAACAGAGTATCATTTCTCCGTATTCAGAGAACCGTGTCTTAAAGCTACGGATTGAGTTTAGTACCATGTGACGAATAAGATCTTCACTAAAATCTTTATTGCCACTCGCCAGAATGCCTGATAGACATACCTGTGAAAAATCTAACAAAATCATATCACACCTTATTCTTCGTCATCTTCCTCTTCGTCACCAAATACAATATCGCCATTCTCAATCATCTTCTTGAGACGGTCACGATTGTTTAAGATGACATCATATAAAGGATGTTCGATATCCACACTATTATATAGTATGGCTCTCATCATCTCTCCAACAAGAATATAATCCTTGAAGAATCCAGAATCTTCTATAGGAAACCCTTGCATCATCATTTTCGTAGCAAGACGGCTAAATTCTGTGTTGACTACTTCGTCTACCAACATCATTCGATTGATTGTGATAGCCTTTATTGTCTCTTCTTCAGATTGTGGAAGATTCCTTTCTTTTACAATGGGCGATACACCCATTCGTTCCAAAGGAAACTGAATCACATTGCTCATAATACTCTCACTAATAGTGTATCTTTATTGATACGACCTGTAAACGTTGATGGTTTGGTTGTTAGTTTATCCATGAAAGTCCTGAGTTTGACCTTTCCCGATTTTAGCAACTCACCTAGTTGCTCTTGAGGTTTACGTAACATCTTACACATACTTGTTTCCATATCAAAGTTTTGAAGTGTGGTTCCTTTCATCTTAAAACCACCCTCCAAAGAGTTATAACAAGTCAATTTCTTATACTTAACATTATATACCCACAATTGTTTCATGTCAACAATTGTTTCTGGACTTACCGACACAACTTTCAACTCATTCGATTCTTTGAGATATTGGACGTTTTTTACGAGTTGCGCGGCAGACTTTACCTTTGGTTTACGTGGACGACGTATTACCTTTTTATTATTTATATGCTTGTCTAGTTCAGACAATAGACGTTCAAAAAATGCAATACGATTTGTCAAACCTTTACGTTTTAGATATCCCCAGGCTTCTTTAAGATCCTCGCTTTTACCTTTCTTTACTTCCAAGAGTTCTTCATATTCTCTTTTATAATATTGAATGATTTTTTCAGTTTGTGCTTTGTTCATATTCTTGATTCGAGCGAACTGATAGAAGTCAAACTTGTCATCTTGTCGGTCTACTACCTCTTCTAATTCGCCAATCCATTCTTTTACTGGATCAATCTTATCTTTTTGTGTCGTATTCTTATTAGGGGATTTTACGACTTTCACTTCTTCCTCTGCCAGTTGAGAAATTCTATTTCGAAGATAGTCCATACGAGAGGAATCGTTTGTGTGAATAATACATGCCCAGTGTGGAAACATAAATTTCCAGTCTGGTTGTTTTAGAATAGATGTGGCAATTTTCTTAGGAAACTCAGTACGAATCCAAGACTTGACCAATTCTATAATCTGTTTATTCTCAACTTCGTATTGAAAATAAAAATCAGCCGCCCGTCCAGGAGTCTTAGGGGCACCACTAAGACCTGTTACTCGGCGAGCAAGTACACGTTTCTTACGAGGTTTAAGAGACATTTAGACTTTTCCTTCATTCATTACCAGTCACCCTAGCGTTACCAGTCACCCAAGCGTAATCATACACCCTAGCGTTATCATACACCCTAGCGTTATCATACACCACAGCGTTATCATACACCTTAGCGTTACCGTACACCCTAGCGTTACCAGACACCCAAGCGTAACCAGTCACCCAAGCGTAACCAGACACCCAAGCGTTATCATACACCCTAGCGTCACCAGACACCTCAGCATTACCAGACACCTTAGCGTAACCAGTTACCCTAGCGTTATCATACACCTCAGCGTTATCATACACCTCAGCATCAGGTCCAACATAAGCGGTCTCAGAAACAGTGGCGGTATCAGCGACCCAACCGCCTCCGTTAGGATGACGGTGAGCGGGAACTGGACCAGTACCAAAATCAAAAGCAGTCATTTCATTAATATCGTTCATTTTAGACTCCTTTTACCCATTCAAAGTTTGGGTCATTTTGTAATTCTACCCAACGTCCGTCAAAATCCTTATTATGCATAGGACCATCAGTTTTGTGTTCACTACGGAGATGCATTTTACCACCTCGTACTTCTTGTACAAACCACAATTTACCATGTTGCTGAATACGGTTTTTACCATGGCGTGTCTTGCCTGTAAGAACAACTGTATCATTAACTTGTAGCATTTCATTCACTCCTTCATTCATCATGTTTATATAATACCAGGAATTTTATTTTTTGTCAACAACTTTTTTTGTTGTGATATAAAATTTTTGGTCTTTGCCAAAATCGTAGGTCCATCTCAATCCGGGGCCCCATGGTGTATCTGTTCCCTTCCAATCCATATCTTTGAGAAACTGCTGTAACTCAACACGACCACCATATCTCGTATCGATATAATCTATAAACTCATCACACCAGGGATCGTTTGGTTTGACATATCCCTCATATCCAGGTGGTTTTCTCATCGTGCTCGGCCATCTCCCATTAATCCAGGACAACTCATAGTTCCAAGAGCCCACAATGGATTTAAATATTCCCAAATATCTTTGTCTTGTTGATCCACCCACTCTTTCTGAATCATTATAGCATGATATTCTCTTCGTTCCGGGCATTCATACAAATCTTCTATTTTATTATATTCTTGATAGTGGTGAACAAGTTCGTGCAGTAATATACTTTGATCCCATATATCATTCACATCAAAATCATTTAGTAGATATATCGTATCAGATATATATACCCCCATCACATTTACTGATTTCTCAGGACCTTCATATTTCACTCCTGGATAAATCATATGAAATAACTGTTCATCATTCTTAAACATTATATTTGGTAAATGAGGTATTGTCAACCCTGTATGAGCATTCATCCATATCATAAAAGATGCTAATAAAGTTTTTATTGTGAGCATTTTAAATATCCTTAAATATAAATAAACCGTATAGACAATAATAAGGAGGTGTAAGGCAAAAATGAAAACCGCAATACCGTTTTTGGTATTTATCGTGGTTTTTATGTTTTCATCTTCTGTGTTTGCTCAAAGCACTATTACTACAAATAACAATAACAATAATGTGAATACGAGTAATAGTAGCAGTACTAGTAATGTCGTTACTGACACTGATACAAAAACGATAGTGATTAATCCACCACCCAGCGCTATTTCTCCAAGTATTAATAGTAATAATATGGATCTTTGCACTACGGGCGCGAGTACTGCTGTACAAACACAGATTTTAGGTCTCAGTAAAGGGACCACTGTTCGTGACCCAAATTGTGAGAGATTGAAGTTGAGTAAAACCCTTTATGATATGGGCATGAAAGTCGCCGCTGTTAGTGTTCTCTGTCAAGATAGAAGAGTGTTTGATGCCATGAAAATGGCAGGTACACCCTGTCCTTATCTTGGTCAAATTGGACAACCAGCCGCTGACCAGTGGGATGCAAACCCCGAAATGGTTCCAGATGCAGAATCAAAAGATCTAGATGGAGACAAAGTAGATGACGATGAAGCTAAAGTATTTGGCGTCGGCATTCTTGGCATTCTTGGTTTGCTTTTGCTCCTATAACGCTAGTGCTCAAACACAAACATTTGACACCTCTACAGGTGCTCCTACAATCGTTGAACATAATATCAGCGACGATGGTTACGCACAGGTAAATCTAGGATTTTCATTTCCTTTCTATGGAAATACTTATACCACATCCTATATGCATAGTAATGGTGTTGTTCAATTTGTAAATCCAACGACGAGTTGGTGTTGTAATGGTATTAATTTAGACACCAATTCAACCCTTAGTTCGTCTTATAACTATGCAATTGCTGTATTATGGACAGACTTGATAGACAATTCAACAGAAGGAAGATTTTACACACAGGGTAATGAAAATTACCAAAGATATCAATGGAATAATATAAGTGAATATTATAACAGTAATCGGAATACAGTAGGTCTAGAAATTCGTCCAGATGGTAGTTTTGATATGTACCATCAAATGATCAACATACAAAACCATGCTTTCACTATTGGTGTTATAGGCGATGCTACACAAGGCGAATGGACACAATATCAATATACAAATCCAGGTGGTACATTATATAATTTTGGATCTTCTACAGCCGATGATAGAGTAACTGGTTGGTCAGCGACAAATAACGTGTATAGTTATAGTGATGGAACTGCTGGTACTGCATCTGCTTCTGATCCTTGTGATAGTGATCCATTATACTCAGAGAATTGTTCTGGTTACGCTCAAGCATACTATAATCAACAGTGTGAACTAGACGCTCTGTATGATAGTGGATGTTCAGGATATGCTGATGCCTACTTTAGTCAACAGTGTTCTTTAGATGCTTTATATAATGAAGATTGTTCAGGATATGCGGAAGCTTATTTCGATCAACAGTGTTCTTTAGACCCTTTATATAACGAAGACTGTTCAGGATATGCAGAAACTTATTTTAATCAACAGTGTTCTTTAGACCCTTTATATGATATTGAATGTACTGGTTATGCAGAAGCTTATTTCGATCAACAATGTTCTTTAGACCCTTTATATGATACTGACTGCACTGATTATAATGAAACATATTTCAACCAACAGTGTTCTTTAGATCCTCTTTATAATAGTGAATGTCCTGGATACACACAGGCATACTACGATCAACAATGTTCTTTAGATCCATTATATGATTCTAGTTGTCCGGGATATAAGACCGCTTATTATAATCAGCAATGTAGTCTTGACGCTCTCTATGATACAGAATGCCCAGGTTACGCAACTGCTTACTACAATCAACAATGTAGTCTTGACGCTCTCTATGATACAGAATGCCCAGGTTACGCAACTGCTTACTACAATCAACAGTGTTCTTTAGATCCATTATATGATACAAGATGTCCGGGTTACGAACAGGCGGTTATCGCTAGAAACTGTAATATAGATCCTTTGTTTAGTCCTACATGTGATGGATATGCAGCAGCACTAGCAGCGCAACAAGAGAAACAAGCAGAAGAAACAAAAACCGCTGAAGACGAACAACAAGTAGAGACAGTAGCAGAAGCAAATCCAATAGAAGAGACTGTAGTTGTTGCAGTCACAGAAACAAATAAAGAAGAGATTACAACATCAGTAGTTGAAGTTGAAGGTATTCCTAATGTAACTGTAGTTATACCAGAAGTATCACAACTAGATACAGCAACAGCGGCGTTTACCGCACGAGTAGAAACTTTACAAGCAGAAACTAGACAAGAGGTTCAACAAGCTGTAGCAGCAGAACAACAAGCAGTAGTCGCAGAGATTGAGTCTGAGGTAGAACAAGAAATTGAACAACAGATAGCAGCAGAAGTAGAGACTAATACTGAAGAAGTCAAAGAAGAAACAAAAGAAGAAACAAAAGAAGAAATTAAAGTTGCCGCTGTAGAAGAAAAGAAAGAAGAGAAGAAGGAGGAAAAGAAAGAGGAGACTAAAGAAGAAGTAAAAGAAGAGAAAAAAGAAGAACCCAAAAAGAAAGAAGCAAAGAAGGAAAAAGAAAAACCTTCTAAAGAAGTACGAATTAAACAAGCTATACAGGAACGTATTGAGTCATTAGCAGAAAAGATGGGTGAGTCAGCAGCACTTGAAACACAAGTAGCAGCACAGGCATCAATCGTCGCTATGATGGGATATGTTCCGGGATTTAAAGATTATACTGGCGTGCAGTTACAGGATAAACCTTTTTATGAACAAACACAGATTCCTGGTGGAAGTATACAGGATAACAGATTTATTAGTCGATTCTTGATGAATGATCAGAAGTTTAATGAGTTAGAAAGATCACAATTCAATAATAGGGTAATAGGTACAAGGTAAAATGGCAGAGATAGAATTTGCTGGAGTTAAATTCAAGGGTGGCAAGATGGTTGCTGTCGCAATGGCGCTATCCACTTTAATTGGTGGTTTGTACGGCGCCTTTGAGGTCTATAAAGATTATACGACAATGAAACAAAAGATTACAACATATGTTGCTCCTGATCTTTCTGGCTTCGATAAAAGAGTAGAATTATTGAAACAGAAGGTCGAAGAGTCATATGTACTAGTAGGTGAGGCTCAAGAAACCGCGCGAGATATGCGTACCGATCTAAAGAACGATATGAATCAATTATCAGACACGATATACGAACTAGAGAAAAAGAATTCTGCTACAGAACGCGAAATCAGAGAACTTATGAGATCTACTGAAAAAGATATGAGAGAGATGATTAACTCTGCGGATGATAGAATGGATGCAACGCGAAGAAAAGTAGAATCTGATATTCGCGAACTAGAAGATAGGGTAAACAAGACTATAGAAAAAGCCTTGAATAACCCTCTAAACAAACTATAATTACTTTTCGTGGTCTAATAGGGATTTTAATAATCCCTCCCATTCTTGTGCTCGTAGATCCCAGCTATAGAATGTGTTTGTGTAGAGTTTCTGAAACTGCAATTTTGTTTGCATATCTTCTTCCCAATATGATTCTATAGCCGCATTTAGAACTTGGTAGAACATATGAGCGTGTTGATTCTTATCCTCATCAAATGGATACATAAGAGAAAAGTTAGAAGTAGTTTCTGGAAGTGCCGCTAGAGATGGACAAACTACGCAACAACCAGCACTCATCGCTTCAATCGCAGCAATACAAGAAGTTTCTTGCCATGTGCTGGGGTATGCAAAAATATGTGCTTTTTGTAATGCTTCTCTTACTTCTTGATTGGATACAGTTCCATGGTATGTGATATGTTCATGATCACGACAAATTTGAAATAATTGTTCAAATGGTTCATCTCTCTGTGGCCATCCATAGATATTAAAAGATGAATATACATCTAGATGAACTCTATCGCCCCATTTTTCAGATAGTTTCTGATAAACAGCTAACAACACATCAAGACCACGGTGTGGTGTAGTGTGATAGATGAGTCTCAATGGACCTTCTTTTGATTTTTCGTGAGTAGGAATAGGTTCAATAGCGTTTCTAATAACAATAGAATCGCTGTAGGGGACACCTAAAACTTTATGATAAGTTGTAAATTGCCAGTGGGATACAAAAACAAGTCGTCTGAATCTGCTCCGATTTCCACTATCACTGAGGTGCCTGGATTCAGGGTCTTCCGCCAAATCGTGCAACCAGAGAATAGGAAGACGATTAGGATCAATATTCCTAACTCTAGATGGAATAATTTGGAATCTATCTAACAACTCCTTTGATAACTTTGAATATAATGCATGTTGCATCATCTCTGTGCCACCCATAGCATTTCTATTCAATTCGTTTGTCTCAATACCAATAGAATTGTTTAACTCGTTTTCATTCATAACTACTTTCAACGACATTCTTAAAAACCTTTAATCAGTATAATAATCTTTGTGATATGGACAATTTAATCTATGACAATTATCTAATGTAGATGTAATAGCAGGTCTTTGACATTCTTCACAGATTTCGTTTTTTCTTGGTACATAAATTTCATCTATAAAATCTGGGTAATCATCTCTTCTATGCGACATAATATCCTCCATTATGATTATAGGGGGAATTTCACCCCCTATAATATATTAAAACCTTTTTGAGATTTTAACACCAACTGTTGTTTCTTGATGTTCTAAATTTCTGTCCATGATAACGTCTGCGTGTGGAGATAGTTGAAACCATTCGGCATCAAGATCCCAAGTAATCTCTGCTTTGTATTCAGATGCATCTTGTGAATCCCAATGTACTAAAGGATACAAGCCCACGAGAATACCTAAATTAGTAGCTTCCGCTTCTATACCAAATTCAGTCTTAAAATTTGCTGATTCAACAGAATACATATTGTCTGCGCTAATAATAAAATCAAGACCAGGAACAAGTTCTGGCGCCTTTGTCGTTGATTCTTCCGCCTTTGCTACCGAAACTGTTGTTAAAAATAACAAAGTAACTACAGATAGATATTTAATATATTTAAACATAGTTTTACCTTTTTGTTGTTAATAATATCTCCTTCAAAATTATCATATTATTTATACTTCAAATTTCTCCCAATCCGCCCAACTTTTTAGAGTATCCCAACGAAAGGATCGCCAACCCATATTATCTAGGTCATATACAGGGCGTACTTCTGCTGTCTTTAAAACACCTTCGCCTGAAGGTTGATGTTCTGATGGAATCATATCTTCCTTTAGAGTAGCCTTCATTACACGATATTCACCACTCTTCTTAGTAAACTCAAGACGAACTACACTTGTACGTAAAGCATGAACCAACAAATCACGTTCAAATTCTTGCATTCTCAACTCCCACTATAATGATTATCAATCCAATCACAGAACTCATCATATCCGCCAATATGTTTATCGTTGATGAAAATCTGAGGAACAGTTTTTACATCTGGCACTCTATTTTTCAATTCGTTTTTCCAAACCTCGCTTTCAGAAATATTATACTCAACATATTCAGGAAACATTTCCTGTTTACTTATATAAAGAGTTTTTGCTCTTGTACAATAAGAACATCCATTTTGTGTATATATTTCTAGCTTTGTCATGTCGTACTAACCGCCATTCGAAACTCTCCCTTTGGATCTCCAAACAAGTCATTAGTGCGAACACGAATATGGCGTTTGTTTGTTTCCTTCGTATTTGGATTAGGAATCGTAATCCAAGGATTCTCTAAACGTCGCCACGCCTTCATAATATCATCCAATCGGTCCACTCGCGTAATATTACGTCTGACCGACTTTACAGTAGACCTGTTAACGTTTGGACGTTCACCATTAGATACGTAATGTTTGCCTGAAGCCTTCTTCTTACCCAACTCAGTTTCCTTTCATAAATGATTTAGTTGTCGTAAAATGCGTTCTTTGTTTAGTACTCTTAGTTTCTCTTCCCACTTTGCTGCTTGTTCTCTGTAGTATATATGGGCGTATCTCCATGAAGAGTTTGGAGCTTCTAACAGACATTTAGCTTGCATTGGTTCAAGCCATTGTACGTCTGTTTCATCATGATTTATAAGAGGGATCGTTCCACCATTGAGGTACGGATCTGTTTGTCCACTTTGCGAAACTTGCTTTTTCACCAACATAATAACTCCTATAAGCGTCTACGAAATGAGAACTTTTGTATTTATCAGGCATTGCTTGTGGAATGGGTGTAAACTTGGCTCGTTGAATATTATTTGGTACATGAGATAGTATATCAACGAGTTTCTCTTCTGTCAAATGTTTTTTGTGATATCGATATGTATATTCACTACACAGGGCTTCAAAATGACATTGTAACCAAATGTAATTATTGTTACATTCACGTGCCCATACCGCAGAAGGATGATTGACATGTGATGCTTTGTAGAGACTAGATTCTAAATTATGATTAGGATGTCGCCATCGTTTGATAGACCTACCGTTAGCAGTCTTATCGGTATATTGTTCGCCATCTAGAATACGATGTGCTGTTGATAGAAGTTGTGCAGTTTCCACAATCATCTTGACAACATGTTTATCACACATCATCTGTGCAGATTCTTCAGGACACGTTGATAGAGCAAAAATATTCATCGGTATTCACACCATGCATCAATATTGTTATAGGTATACTCTTCAATATTACGATAGAACTTACCGGGATTGTTCTTGATAGATTCAGCAGCAATAGCACAATCTCGGTAAGAAGATGTTTCTTGTTCGTATCTAATATCACCGGCAAGACCGCCAAATGAGGTTAGAATGATCAGAAAAACTTTCATTGGTCAACTCCTTTACTAATGTAACGTTTTGTTAGTTGTAGTAGGAACATTGAACTTCTGTACATGACGTTTGCTTGCCACGATACCTTCTACGATACCTTCTACTATATCATCAAATCCGTCTTCTGTCAACATTGTTTTGTATATACTCAATGCTTGGGTTAACATTACACCTGCAACTATAAGACCATTACCATTACAATTATCAATGTGTTTTACTGTATTATCAAGTACCTCGTCGTATACCTGTTCGTATCTAATATCACCGGCAAGGTCGTATATTTGTTTCAGTAATTTTTCATCAATATCAGTCATGATGTAACTACCCTTTCATAAATTTCTTTCCAGTTTTTGACGATTGGATATGAAAGATTCTCTTCATTCATATTGAAACCGTGTTCTACTAGAAGAGGTTTCATACCAACAGCTAGACCATCGTCTGCATTCTCTACCTTATCTTCAATCCAGATGTATCCTGAATCTTCGTAGTGTTCTTTAAGATACTTATCTTTTCGAGCACCAGTAGCAAGACAGATGATATTACGAAAAGTGTTCTCGCCGAAAACCTTCTTAAGATTCCGTTCACGTAGCATTGCAGCATGTTTATCAGTAGAGAGACTGGTTACAACATCAAAGACATATCCATGTTCTTCATGGAGTCGCTTGACGTACCAAACGGCATCTCGGAGGGCTGGTAGAAAACCAATTGCAGCAGATTGATTGAATTCTGCTATAAAAC